GTGAGACCACCGGCAAGGTCCGTGTGCAACGAACCGCTCGCATTGGTCTGCAAGACGATGCCAGCGCCGCGACCGCGAATCTGCACGTCCTGATTGCACTCGAACCAGTAGCCGAGCGGGCCGAGGTCGTTCGCCGGATTCTGCGCGATGCAGTTGATGATCCGACCGACAACCGTGTCGCAGACAACCGGCACCTCGACGGTCGAGCCGGGCAGGAGGATATCGATCCATTGCCCGTTGGCGTTTGCCGCGTAGTCATCCGACGCGACACCGGCGAAGTGGTAGTGGTTGTCGCTGTCCAGAATCTCGACCCGGTAGCCGCGACCATACTCCGCGTCGGCCGCCGTTCCGTAATCGAAGTTATACGCCAGCCCCTGCCCCTTCACCAGCGCCGTGGTCCCGGCGAAGTAGGCCCGCTGACGAATTTCGTGCAGGCGCTCGTCGCGAGGGAGCACCTGATTGCGATAAGTCATGATTTTTTCCTTTCTTTCTCGTCAGCCGTATTAGCTGTTCTGGATGATGAGCGAGTTGCGACGACGGTTGATGCACAGGAAGTTGTACGACGTGTCGATGTACGTGGTCGTGACCGACGGCTGATATTTGTCGGGCTTGCACGTCATCTCGCGCATGTACTCTCCGCGCAGAACCGGCGTATGGAACGTCGCCATGTCCAGGATGTAGAACGGGCGGTTGAGGGACGAGTCGTCCAGCTTCGGCCAATACTCGATCGGCGTGCGGCTGAAGGTCGTCATGCCTTCGTACTTGCCCACGTTCGTGCCCAGATTGTCGTTGTTCGACCGGGTCTTCTCCTCGAAGTCCAGTACCGTCTCAAGATCCGTCAGGAGCATGTGGCGGCGGCTCTGGTCGTCGAGGCGAGGGAACTTGACCGGTGGCTTCCACTGCGTGGAATAGCGGGCGCGACTGATCTTGCGGATCATGTCGGACTCGCTCACGTCGTCGTAAGCGTCGGTGTAGTTGGTCCACGCCGGATAGGTCGTCGGATTGACGCCGCCCACATCGGTGAACCCGCCGCTCGGAACCGTTCCGTTGAAGCCCTGGGTCGTGCTGGACACGATCCAGTAGGGCAGACCATACGGAGACAGGTTGTCCGCCGGGTCGGTCGGAGCCGAGGCGAAGTTCGTCTCGAACTTCTCGGCCAGATCGAGCATCGCGTCGTAACGCCGGACCTTGAGCAGATCAAGCAGCGCCTGACCGTCCTCGCGTCCGTTTCCGCTGCGGCCCGAACCGGCCATCTTCATCTCGACGCGATCGAACGAATAGTCGCTTCGCGTATGGCGAAACGGCACGTTCATCTGCGTGAGCTGGTTGGCCACGTTCGGGTCTTCGGTCTGGTACAGACCCACGTTTTTCGCGGCCCCGGACGTGCCGGTCATGATCTGACGCAGACACCCGTACCCGCTGTTGACTTTGGAGACCCGGCCTTTTTTGAAGAGCTTGGGCATCACCAGATAATCGGTGTAGTTCTCGGCAATCGAGATCCATTTGGGAGGCCCGGCCGCCCGTCGGACTGCGACAACTACGTCAGCAATATCGCCACCTTGAATGGCCATGATTTAATCCTTTTCCGAGGTGGATCAGATATCCACGCCCTGCTCGCGGAGTTCCGAGAGCGACTCGACCAGCGCATCCACCGGATCGGCCGATCCGTTCCTGCGTCGTGCAGGTCCGGGCCGTCCCAGAGAACGTCGCTTGCCGCCGCGCGATTTATCTCGCACCTCTTGCATTTTCAGTTTGGTTGCATGCTCCGCATGGAGCATGTTGATCGCCCGGCGAACGAGATCCTCGCCTGCGGGGACTTTGATCCCGCGTGCGCGATACCCGTCAGCCAGAATCTCGGCATTTTGCAGGATCTCCTCGCGCCGTTGAAACGCTTCGGTCCCCTGCTTCATTTCGAGACTGCCGCCCTTGCCGAGCAGCTCTTCCCAGCCATCGCCCAAACCCTCGATCACACGATCCATCGTCGTGATTTTCTCGCGGTCGGCCTGAAGCTGCTGCTGCTCGTAGTAGGCGTCCATGAATCCCTTCATGGCGGCCACCGGAGCCAGATGCTCGGTAAGAGCGTTATGATAATGGTCGTTCATCGCATTGACTGCGGATGCAATGCTCTCATCCACGTCCTCGCTCAGGAGCTGCGTCAGATCGAGCTTGTCGATCTCCAGCGGCTTGAGGGGCTCGGGCTCCTCGCGCTGCGGCGGATCGGGAGCCACCAGCTTCCGGTCGAAGGCCACAAGGGTCGCCCCAAGGTGCCCGCTCTCGGCAAGCGCGCGGGCCGTCTGCTCATCCAGCCCCACCTCCTGCACGGCACGTCGAATCAGTTCCGATCGGATCGGATCGTCATCGGCTTCCCTGGCTCCGGGTTCGGCATCGTCGCCAGCGTCTTCGAGGTCGTCTTCGGCAGGTTCATCGTCGATCTCCTCGAATTCAAGTTCCGGTTCGTCCTCATCATGCTCGGGATACGGCTCAGCCCCCTCGTAAGGGCCGCCTTCCCCGCGAGCATCTTCGGCGTTATCTTCAGGCTCGTCATACGAGCCCGCTTCGTTCTCGACTTCTTCCATCGTGTTGTCAATCATGTCGCGTCTCCAAACCCTCCATCGTTGTCTCTAAGTCCGTGTGCTCTGCACCAGTCTCTCCGGTGCCCCCTGTCGCGAAAGATCGGCTGACCTCTTCGCGTGTATTCCGTCGGAACCCCCCGCTCGTTATCCAGCGCCACGGCCTCGCCCACCTGATCTGGATGAACGCTGGCCGCGTTGCTGACCATCGGCCAATTGCCCGGATTGTGAGCCGTCCGCGCGTGTTCGGCGGCGAGGTTACGATAAGCAACCTCGCCATGCCTGCCTTCGTCAGACGTGTCATCCGGCCCGATGGTCACGGTTGTCGGCCTGTCATCGCTAACGCGATAAAAGCGCATCACCGTAAGACTCTCGTCGGCCGTCGTGTAGCAATAGGCGGGCATTACCGAACCTTCTCCTTGATGTACTGGAGATCCTCGATCATCCGCTTCTGCGTGACGAAGATCTCCCGCTGCATCAACTTCATTTCGTCATTGTCCGTTCTTAGCTCGTGCACGATCGCCGAATTGTCGGCCACCCGCTGCGCCAGAACCTGCTGGTCTTTTTCCAACCCGATGAATCGAACGTACAGAGCGAGACCGACAACAATGGTCCCCACAGTAAGCTGGAACACCTGCACGAGCCACTTCGGAAATGAGAAATCGCGGATCCTCTCCCTGGCGTCATCGGGCGTCACTGCGTACCTCCCTGAGCATTCTGTGTTCCACCGGCCGCAGCCATGAGCCGGTTCATCGTGTCCGCATCGGTTCCGCGCCGGGTGCGCTCGCTGCGGTTGATGCGTTCATATTTTCGGGTCGTGACCGGAGCCTGCTTCGGTCGCTGCCCGACCGGCCCGTCGTCCTCGTTCATCGACCCCTGAAATGTCAGAGTCTCGTCCAGCTCATCGATGCCCGTCAGCTTGCTGATCGACCGCATGAGGCCTTCGCCGTTCAGGCCGATCCCCTGCTCCTGCAACATCGGAAGCGTCGGAAGCACAATCCGCTCGAAGATCCCCATGATCTTTTCGGCCCGCTGCCCCGGCGTGTCGCTGGTCATGCTGTGCACGTTCAGCTTCACGTTGAAATCCAAAAACCTGCCTTCGCGCGCCTCGGCGTTCCAAAACGACGGCACCTCGATCGCCTCGCCCACGGCCTCGGACCTGACCGTGATCGGAATCTCGATCAGCGGATCCTCCCACAGGTACAGCGCAAGCGAACGGCAAATACCGGCCACCGTGTCGCTCACATGCTCGATCATGTCGTTGACCAGCTCGGACGCGCTCCCGGCGATCAGCTCCTCCTGCGTGGCCGTTCCGGCCGATGCGCCGAACCCGCCGATGCTTTCGAGGTTGCCGAACACCATGTTCGCCATCTCTCTGGCATTGAGCACGAACGCGAAGTTCGACTGGTCGACCCCGCCCGTCTTTATCGGGTTGATCGCCTCGGGATGATCGACCCGCAGCGTCTGAAGATCGCGCGCCCGCTCGATCCGCTCGATGTCCCCCTCGGCCTCGCCCATGTAGGTGATCACCTCTTTGGCGTTCTCGGCCTGTGTCGCCAGCTTGCGATACAGAACGTCCACCAATTGATGAATGTCGAACCACGAAGCGGCGGGAGCCAGCGGCATCACGTTATCCGGCACCGTGCTGTACGACAGCCAGTGATACGGCCCTTCCTCGGGTCCGTCCCACTCGACCTCGCGAAGCACGTTCTTGCGATCGGCCGCGTCGACCGTCACCAGCAAATTCTCTCTCGGGAGCCAGATGTCCCACACGGCCGCCCATCGCTCGTAGCTGGAATCGCCGCCGCCGCTCTCCTTGTCGCTGTAAAGCCCGGACGCCCGGTCTTCCTGCTCGTCCCGAAGCTCGTCCGTCTCCTCGCGCTCGTCCGGCATTTCCTTTATCTTCTCGCGCGCCCGCTTATCGAAGATGTCGAGTTCGCGAGCCTCTTCGAGCGGAATCAGGTAGCGGTCTCCGACGAACGCGACCTGCTCTCTCGACGGAGCTGTCGTGTCGAAGATGAAATTCTCAAGACTCACCGGATCCGCAAACGGCTGGCCGACGTCGTGAAAATACCCGCCGACCTCATACTGGCTGTAGTTCATGCCGACCTTGACGATCCCCACTCCGACGAGCGAGTCCATGACCATGCGCCGCAGCGTTCGGTCGATCCGAATGTCCTTCAGCAACTGATTTAGACCCAGTTCCAGCTTCTTCGCCGTCGGCTTCAGCTCCAGATGCCGGGTCGTGATCATCGACTGTGGCATGCGAGGACTCAGCTTGCGTGCGTACACGCTCATCGCCAGTTGCAGCATGTTCACGGGCGAGCGCATGTCCTTCGCGTCTCCGTAGTGCCGACCGGCAAACTCGCGCAGAAACTTCGTCCGCCTTTTCCTGAACGGGGCGAGACGCTTGTACGACGCTTCCATCGCGCTTTCAAGACGACGTGGATCTACACCGCCCATACCTTCTCCTCGCGCGCCGCCCGATGGTCTTCAACCACAAGATCGCGTCTCCATGCAAGCGACCCACGCAAAACCGGCCGCTTCTCGTCGACATCGGTCTTCAGCGCACTGCGCTTCATCCCCGGAGCCTCGATCATCAGATGCCACAGCAGCGCGTCCGCGACCACCCGGTCGCCGTGGTTCGCCCTGGCTCCCGACGGGTCGGCGTCCTGACTGCCCGCATGCACCACCTGCCCCAAGTCATTGAACACATAGTCCAGACACTCGCTGACCGCCTCGCGGCTCCAATTGACCATCCTGCGATGGACCAGCCCGTCGCGATATTCGCTCAGCAGATTCTCACGCGCCTGCGGCTGTATCCAGTAACCGGGCTTGCTGCCCAGCTTGCGCTTCATGCTCGTCTCGTCGCGAGACACCCAGAAGTGCGAAAAACCTTCCCGTACAACCTGCCGACCAAACTGCAAACCTGGCCCGCCCGCGTCCCAGATCAGCTTGCCGACCTCGCCGTGTCCGCCGCGCAGCCACCGCATGGCCGCCACCGTATAGCGCGCGAACTCGGCCGGATCGATGTTCGGATTCACATACTCGCCGATCTTTTCGTTCAGCGTCAGATTGCCGATCGACAGCGCGCTGTTGCTCGCGCCGGTCCCCTGCGAGATGTCCGCCCCCGCGCCGTACCTGAACGCGCCCGGCACGAACCGTCCGCCGCCATCGGGCATCACCCACAGGCGCAGCGAACCACGGACGTCCGGCACGAACACCACGTCGCTGATATCGTCGTTATATTGCAGGTCGCCCACGACCACCGGCTCGCGACACTTTGCCAGCAGATCGTTGACCGACCGCATGGGGAAAAACAAACGCGCGCTGCCCTCGTAGCTGATATCCAGTTCCTGCGCGATCCAGACCGGATCCTGCGCCCTGATGCAGTCGTTGTCGTACCACGGACTGCGAAGCGCGCCGGGCACGCCGCTCGTGAAGCTCAGGTGATCCTTCTTCACCACGAACGGGTAGTTATCGGGAAACTTGTACTTCTCGCCGCCGACCTCGACCTCGCCCCTGAACTCGTCCAGCAGCTTGACCTGATAGTCCTCGTCCAGCGTGTACAGCCCGCGATTCTGATACGGATTGCGCGACCAGTGCATCCGGTTGCGCCGCAGCTTGTCGTTGCACACGTCCTTGCGGTAGAACACATTTCCGGTCCCGCGCGGAGTGCTGTTGAATATCCGGCAGTTGCTGACGTTGCGCGTGCCGCCGAAGATCGCCTCGGCCTCTTCGACCAGCGCGAACTCGTCCATCAGGATCGCGAACTTGCGGTCGGCCACACCCGCGAACTTGTTCGTGCTGTCGCCCTCGATCGTGCTCTGCGTGATCCGGTTCTCCATGTGCTTCTCGGTAATGATCCAGTCCTCGCACATCCATTCGGGCACGCTGCGCATCATCACTTCGAGCTTGGTGAACAGCGCCTTTTCGTCCCCGGCCTTCCACACAAGCTCCTCTTTGCGGCTGAGCAGCAGAAACGACATTCGCCGATGGAACAGCCACGCCCACAGAATCACCGCCAGGCACAAATAGCTGGCCCCCTGGTCGCGGCTCTTCTCCACCAGATGATCGCGAACGCCCAGGCTTCCGACCAGACCCTCGATCACCTCTTCCTGATTCTCCCACGGAATAAACGGAATGTCCCGCGCTCGCCGGGGCTCAAACACCCACAGAAACGTCGCGATGAAAAACAGAGGGTCGCGAGCGCAGATCTCGATGACCGCCTCGCGATATTCCTCCCCTTCCGCCCCGGCGCACAGACGCAGCAGTTCCCGACGGAACAGAAGATTTCTCTCCAGATCCCTCGGTATCACCTCATCATAGTGCTCGCGCGAGAATTCCAGCATGTTACTTTTATTTCAGAACCCGCCCGCCCGACGGCTTTCGCGGCTGCTTCCTCTTCGGGGGCTTCGGACCCGGTCTCAGCGGAAGCGTATGCGGCCCGCTCGGCTTCGGCTTCTTCGTCGGCTTTCTCTTCGGCATGTCTCTTACTTCCTCTTGCTTCCGTAGCCGCGAGGAGTCCCCGCCGCCTTGTTCCTGCCGCGCTTTGCGCCTTTGCCCACTTCATTGAGCAGATTCTGCGCCTGCCGCTGCCGATTCTTGATCGCCGCCTTCTTGGCCGGAGTCGTTGCCTTCTTCGCCATGTTCACTACCTTCCTTTTTCCAGTGTTTTCAGAACTGAACTTGCATAACGCAGATCGTCGTTGGTCGGCTTCTTCGTCAGCAGCAGCACCCGCAACGCCTTGATCGCGCCCGAAATCTTCCGGTCGTACCCGCTGCCGATCTCGCGCAGCAGCTCCTGGACCTCATTCAAACTTTTGCGTGTCGCCTTGTCGGCGTCCTTCGCCTTGCCCGGCCCGCCGTCCCCGGCCTTCACGGTCTTCGGCAACATCTTTTCCAGAAACCACGCGGTGTCCAGCCTCGCGCTCGCCAGCATCTCCCACGCCTGCGCCGACGGACAATCCTCGATCCGCGCATCGGCCCGCAGGTTCTCGCTGACCCACCGAATTGACTCGTGCACCGTGCAGCTCTCGCCCTCAAACGCCCCCTCGGGAGCCACCGGCAACGTATGCACGCCCGCCGCCGCCTGGTCGAT